TCAAACAAATTTTCTGCTTGTTCTACACTATCAGCTCTAATTATAAAGTCACGTGTACTGTTGTCAGTAAACATAATAGACACTTGTCGTGGTTCTTTTGGTTTACTCACTCTTCTTCCTTACCTACTTCTTGTAAAGAGATCTCTCCTTGTGCTAACTTTATAGCTTCTAACATTTGCTCATTGTAATCCTGAACAAACTTTACTGATAGCTTTTGTACTTTATCAGGACGATGATTGTTTAATTTAAGTGATGTCTGTGTTACTTCTTGACCACCGCATGCGTTAGCCATAGCTATCGCCCACTTCTTCATCTCCTTTTTACTTGTAAATATGTTCATGTATTAATCGCCACCACGCTCACCACGTACAAACACATAATGTATTATGTTATTCCATAACTCGAACTCATAAATAAATAGATCATTTGCTTTTAAATAATCTTGCAGTTCTTTTATAGAATCAATGTACAATGGTTTACCATTACGACAGACTAGAAACTTAGCACCAGTCTTAGCAACAGATGTACGTAATTCAGATAACATATAGTCATCTACAATTGCAGTCATTCTTACCTTTCCACTCTTAATTATATACACAAAAAAGCGGATGACAAGATTTTTATACAAAAAACAGCAAACTTAACTATGTCAAATTTGCTGCCAAAGACGAAGGTAAAGGAGGAAACCCATCGCCTAAGAAAAGAGTTGCATATAATTATACCATATGGTATCTTAGATAATGTAGTTAACCTTTATTCAAGGTAACTCCTTCCCAATTAGGAAGAACCTGGTCTAGCCCGACCAGGTTTTTTCTTTATACGATCTCTAAATTATTGTGACCATTCTTATCTACAACCATAGTCACTACACCTTGCCTAGTTTTCTTACCTGCTTGTTGTTCAAAGTAAGTACTCTCATCTAAGCTAGGTACCTGGATCCAGGTTCGTGGATCATGTACTTGTCTAAAGTGATGGTAATGTCCTGTCACTAGAATCGACGAGGATCCTGCATGAAAACCACCAAAGGTTTGATTCTTCCACCAGTTCATAAGTTTATTTTCTACAGTACCACTAAAACCTGCAAGATGTCCATGCGTAAAACTCATGTTAGTTCCGCATACATTAATAGATAGATGGGGTTCATCGGGTATCACAAACTTAATGTGATTGTATTGTGGTTTGTCTGCAAAGATCTCACCTATTTGTTCAAAGACTTCTAGGTCATAGTTGTCCATCTCACCTGTTGGTGCTAAGTTCTTTGCAATTCTTTTAGTTCCATGATTTCCAGGAACTGCACCTACTACTACAACATCAAAGTCTTTAGACCATTCAACTAATGCTTTAGCAATGAGTCTTCTAGCTAACTTCATTTGATTTCTATAGTCTAGCTCTACGCCGTTAGGTCCCATTGCTTGTGGGTAGAACCCTACGCACCCTTCAACGATATCACCTAATCCTACAACAGTAAGTTGATCCATCTCTACTCCTGCCGCACGTAAGAAGTTATACCTATCACGTACTGTGTCTATTTTTTCTAAGAATCTTTTGACAATAGCTTCAGTACCTCCGCCATCTCGTTTGCCTAACTGTAGATCTGCAACCGCTACAAAAAAACTAGCTTTAGTTTTCTTTACTTTAGGTTTAGCTTTACGCTTGTAAGACTGTATCCATTTCTCTATCTTTGTATAGTCTTCTTGATCTATGGTTGCTTCTGTTGCTACAATCTGTGCTTTATATGCCCATGCTTGATGTATGTCTCCCTTACCGACGTTCATATCCCATGTACTTACACGCAATGTATCATTAACTATTGCATATTTTTTAGGATCGAATCCCCACTCTTGTAATAGAGTATCAAATTCAGGAGTTGAACTACTCATAGCCCTTGATGTTATGGTTCCAGTTTTAGTTTTATAATCAAACTTAACGCCTGGTTCCCATCCATTAGGGTGCGCAACACCCTCCTTTACGTCATTGTGTGCTACGTCCTGTTGGGTTTCGGTAAGTTTACTTACCTGCGAGTTGTTTTTTTGCATACTCTTTTAACACTACTATTACGGCACCGCCACCTGCAATTGCTGCAGCTTCAAGTGTTGTAATTTCTAGGTCTAATGCAGGACCAACCAACAAAGCAGAACCGAATGCTTCGATGAATGTCCATACAACTTTTTCAACAAGTTGTTTGAGTTCGTCACTCATATTACTCCAATCTATATAATAGGTTTTCCTCTTAGCTTACTGTCTATGCGTGTCACTTTTTCGTGAATAGCATGTAACATTTTACTATCGGAACTTTGTTGTGGTTCGCTTGAACCATCAAGATTTATCTTGCTAACCTCTAATGTGACTGGTTTACCTTGTAGTAATACTGCTGCCACTTTTTTGTACATACGTTCATACGCGTTACGTGACTGTCCAATCATACCGTCTTTACCTAAGTCAAGATCTTGTTGAGAATTTCCTGTCAATATACAACCCGAAGTATGCTCATCGGTGTTGCCTGAATGAATTAATATATATTTAAAGTCGGGTACATCTTGTAGTTCAAGCATACCATAGTGTGCATTCTTATAACGTGCGCTATATTTAGCGTGGAACCCACCAACTTTTCTAAATTTAATTGCATATGTACCTTCAGGTATGCAGGTTTCGTGCATAACTTTGACTGCTTGATACTGATCTTCGAGGGTATAATTTTCAAACTTACCATCGATAAACATCATTCCATTGGTAGCGTCAATACCGAACTGTGTTCTTACAACTTGTATCTTCATATAGACTCCCTGTTTATCTTAGTATAGTCTAAACAATCAGGATTTGTACAGTATAATTTAAACGGGTTTAAATCTACTTCAAGTGGTTGTCCGCATTTAGGACAAGATACTTTCAAAATATATTATCTGTTTGCTGCCCACATATTATCCACCATGTTAGGGTACTTGCGACCATTAGCTTTAGCTCTTGCTTTTGCTTTAGACTTTTGTGCAGGTGATAGCTTCTTGCTTTTACCTAATCCACTAGGTCTTGGTTTGTCCCATACGGGTTTACTTTTTTTTGCCATAGTATATTATAACCTACCATTTATGTTTGCAAGCCCAATAACCTGCTGTAAGTTTGCTCTTCTTAGAAGAACACTTATGTCTTGCATGGAAGTTTTGATTCCTTTTAGTTCCTTTAGGACTACCTTTTTTGCCTGCGTGCCCAAAGCGTACCATCTTGACAGTACCTTTTTCTTTAGCCAAAACAACATGTGATTTACCGCCAGACGTTTGTGCTTTAGGTTTGTTGTAACCACTAAAGGATTGTCCTCTGTAGTTAATAGCCATAACTACTTAGTCATTTTTTTCTTACGCTTGGAAGAGTATTTCTTTTTCTTACCTGTTTTGCTGTAAGGCATTATCTGCTCACTTTCTTTTTATTTTTATCTTCAGGTTTATCTTTACGTAAACCTATTGTTAATAACCATAAGACTATTGATAGAAGTATAGCAATACCTACTATATCTTTTGCTGTTCCTGTGAGGGTTAGCCATGCTATAAAAAAACCTAGCAACGTAAACGTTTGCGCAATAGTTTCTTTAAGGATCTCTCCTACCCATGTAAATAATTTTTTAATATATTTCATTAGCTACGTCTTATTCTAACGGGTACCACTTGCATACTAGCTATAATTTGCGAAGCTATGATCACTGGTACTACAACTTCTTGTGCTTTTTCTTTTTGATCGCTTGTCATATCTGATCCAATTTCTGCTAGATCTATTTGATCTATCTGTATGTCAACGAATGAACCTATTGGATCAGCAAGGAATTGTTCTGTCTGTACCTCTGTCACTACGTCAGCAAGTGAGTAGTTTTCCACATCACTATTCTCTACTGCTCTCTCGACATACTCTTCTACAGCTTCACTAATAGCTTCATCTTTTTTTACAGCTGCAGCAATGATCTCCACGTCAGCTGCTTCTACTTGTAAAACTTCTGCAACTACTTCTACTTGTTCTTCTGTTAGTTCTTGTACATCAGCAATAGCTTCTTCAACAACAGCTTGCACAACTTCCTGTATTTCTTCTGTAGCTTGATCAAGATTTTGTACACCAATGTCATTTACTTCTTCAAGGACTTCAACAACTTCTTCTTCGGTAAGGTCTTGTACATACTCTTGTATTGCTTCTTGTTTAGATTCTTCATCAGTCTCCTCTGTTATTGGTAGATTCACAATGTCTTCTATTTGTGAAACTTCTTCC